GAGAGAACTATATACGCCCCCGCATGTCTAATAAATACATCTGGGGTCAGAATTGTCGATAAATAGATAAATAGATAAGTAGATTAGTTACTTTATAGGTTTATCTCTTAGCCGACTATCCACCCGCACTCAGGAATCTCTCAGGAATCTCTCAGTTAATTCTCAGAATTGGGGGCACTATTATTTCTCAGGAAATTCTCAGGCAATTCTCAGGGAAGGTGTGACGCACATCACATGGGGTATCGGCGTGTCGCACTTGACAAGCGTGAGCGCATGGTGTAATCTATGTCTTGCAAGTCGGAGATGTCACAAGCAGACACGACAAGCACGACACGCCGAAAGTCGCAAGACTTGACAAGTGAGTCGAGAGGGTGTAGTATTATCCTCACAAGTTGCAGACCTAGCCTCACTTAGTGAGTGTCTAGAGCGTCACAATTTGACAAGTCAATAGTGCAAGGGTATCGTGAGTCTCGACTCGCTATCTAGTAGAAGTGTCTCGGACATGGATAGCACGACACGCCCGATACCCTGCACAACTTGACAAGATTAGGTAAGTGTAGTATAGTATGGTTTAACAAGTTAGAGAGAGGATAGATAAGCATGAAAGCGACTAGTAATAGTCGCAACAGTATAGACACGCAATTTAATGGCATAACTGCCCTAACTGTACGAGTGACTAGCACACGCTTAGGCTCACGCGGTTGGCGGTTGAGTGACACTACGCATGGTAAAGCCGTACACCGTACGCGCCGACGCCACGCCGTCACGACCAACATGCCTAAGGTTGAACGAGTTCTGCCTATACTTAGCGACGAAGAACAAGAACGCCTTGCCCGCGCCTTAGCACTTGCCGAGCGTGAACGCGACTTCCGCGCCACCTTGCCAAGCGTACACATAGACGCGAACGACTAGAATTACGCCACGCCCGATAGTGGGGGTTGGTCTAGGTTCAAGCCCTAGCGTGGCACGACTTGACAACAGGGTCAAGTTATGGTAGGCTTACGCCTATCAAACTAGAGAAGGGTTAGACATGACACTATCTACTAGTGACATGTTCGCCTTAATGATAGCCTTGCTATCGGTGAACATGGTACTATTGGTAGCCTTCCGTAGAGTCTATGTGTTAGAACGCAGACTACGCAGATACGAAGGATACTATGAAGCACGATAACCTATTGCTAGACCTTACTCAGCGTGAGGTTGAAGTAATCCGAGGGGCACTACGCCTACAAGAGGATAACCATAAGCGCAACGACTTCCCCGCCCTAGTGGTAGAAGTACAAGAGTTGCGCTCTAAGATAGCAGACGCTATAATTGACAACGCGAAAGAATTGACAAAGGCTTAACAACATGATACACTTCTACCATACAGGGAGAGGGGGTGAGATACATGGACGATAGACAATGCAGGTATTGTGACTCTAAGATTGAGGGTGACGATTACTTGATACTCAATGAGAGTATCTACTGTATAAATTGTGCCACTACATGTGGTGATTGCGGTGATGTTAAACTTACTGATGACATCATCATGGTCAGTAATGGTAGTACCTACTGTTGTGATTGTGCTACATTTTGTGAGAGATGTAGTGACGGTACACATAGAGACGATACATGTAGTGTAGAGGATGAAACATGGTGTAGCGATTGTAGAGATAACTACTCCTTCTACTGTGAGTCATGCGAGAGTAATTGCTCAGGTGATAGATACTACGCAAGTGGTAACGACTACTGTGAGAGTTGCTACTCTGACAGTACATGGTACTGTGATGAATGTGATGAGTCATTCCATAATGATGAGTCATGCAACTGTGACGGTAGTGAAGGCGAGCGCAACGATTGTTGTAGTTCGAGAGGATTTATCCACGATTACAGGTGTAAGCCACGCCTCGACTTCAAGGGTCAGAGTAAGACAGGATTGTACTTAGGCTTCGAGTTAGAGATAGAGTTACCTGATGTGCAACGCGGTGCAGAATACGCGAGCATAGCCCTAGACGGTATCGCTAATCTCAAGCATGACGGTAGCATAGGTAGTGGCTTCGAGATAGTAACGCAACCACATACACACAGTATGTATAGAGACCATAGTTCAAGACTATGGAATACTATCGAGACTCTACGAACCGACCACAAGGCTAGGTCATGGGATACTGATACCTGTGGCTTACACATACACATAAGCCGTAAAGGTTTCAACGGTGGCGCACACATGCACAGGTTCATAGCCCTAGTGTATCACAACGCACCCCACATGATTAAGTTTGCAGGTCGCAAGTCTAAGTTCGCAAGGTTCAATGATGTCTATACCTTCGACCAGTATGACCGACCTGTATTCTCGCTCAAGCACAAGGTTGGCAACCCCAACCTCAACAGTAGTGAACGCTACTCAGCGGTCAATACACAGAACGAGAACACCATAGAATTGCGCTTCTTTAGAGGCACAATGAATAAGAGTGGCGTGTTAAGTGCCCTAGACTTAGCACAAGCCATGGTAGAATACACTAGGGAACTACGACTAGATGATGTAAAGTTAGGTGCTTTACAATGGGAGTGGTTCGCTGACTATGTACGCTCTAACAATGGACTGTACCCCGACCTATACAGTAGGTTGGACACGATACCAACAATAGACATAGACAACAAGCCCGTTGTCAACGCATAGGAGATGATAACATGTGCTTACTTATAGTGTGCGAGCCAAACTCCACACCTAATAAAGCAGACTTACACGCTGGCGCGTGTAGTAATCCTCATGGATTTGGATTTGCTATACATGCAGGTGATAGGATTATCTCCGAGCGTAGCATGTCTGCTAAAAAATCTATCGCACGCTTCTTGGAATTGCGAGCGCAATACCCTGAAGGCTATGCTATGTGGCACGCACGATACGCCACGCATGGTGTAAAGAACGAACAGAATTGCCACCCCTTCAAGGTTGGTAATGATGAGCGTACTTATCTAGCACACAATGGTGTACTAGACATAGCAATAAGTAAGTCAGACAAGCGTAGTGATACGCGAGTCTTTGCTGAGGATACACTACCTAGAATAGGTGGCGTGTCTGCACTTGATGACGATAATGTATGGATAATGGCAGAGTCATGGTCTAAGGGTAGCAAGATTGCTATCCTAACCTGTGACCCTAGTGCCAAGCACCCTATGTATCTACTCAATGAGTCGGCAGGTTCATGGGACGACAACGGTATTTGGTGGAGTAACCAAAGCCATAAGCGTACTGTAAGTACGCAACTGTTCAAGCCCCCAGCACCAGCATACGACAAAGATGAACTGTGGGACATAGCAATAGAGGAAGACACAGAACTCTGCCCCTATTGTGAGTCCGTAACAGACATGTTAGACAACCCATACTATTGTACAACTTGCAGGTCATGTTATGACTGTTCGATTATGATAGATGATTGTCTATGCTACACACCAAACAAGAACTGGCAAAGCAAACAGAGCCTAGCCAACCTATACCAATACGAATACTAGAGAGGTAACAAATGTCTACAACACAAACTATTCTCAACCTTGCTGACGAACTACGCGTCATCGCTGATGAGATTGCATACAACGCGGTCGATGAGTCTAGCTCAGGTACACCACGCGGTACTATTGTCAAAGCACTACCAACACAAGCACGCTTCAAGCCTAAGTCTATGTGGGTATCACTAGGCAACGGTAACTACAAGCACATCACAGGTAGCAAGGGTCTAACCACAACACAGGATAGACTAGAAGGCTACACAGAGGTTGTCTTCCAACCATAAGACAACACCTGAGCATGTGTTAAAACTGCTCACTTAATTATTTATAGAGAGGATAAGTAAATGGGATACGAACCACCACTTGACGACGACATAGCACTAGGCTATGATGAGGAAGAAGAACTTGTCGAAGAATTCGATGAGATGTTTGAGATAGCATTCGAGAGATAGGAGATAGCATGCAAGGTCTATGCACAGGTCATGAGAATCCCGACCTATGGTTCAGCGAGTCAGTAGATAGTGACGGCGAAGCCAATGGCGGTAATGAGAATAGTGTAGAGTACAAGCAACGCATCGCTAATGTTGTAACAGCAATCGCTATCTGCAACACATGCCCAAGCAAGGCTACATGCCTGACCGAGGGACTCAAGCATGAGAACTTAGAGAATGGAATTTGGGGTGGCTCACTACCAGGTGAGAGACTTCTACTTGTGAACGCTTCACTATCGTGGGGTGGTCGCAGGTCTATGGTAAGATTCGCACAGAGAGTAAGGTCGTATACCGCATGAAGTCACTAACATTCTTGTTGCTCGTAGTAGTAGCTATGCTATTAACTGACGGCTCTAAAGAAACCACGAACACAACAGACAAAGTCGTGAAGACAACTTGGAGCAAGCAGGATAGTCTAGCATACGCTAGAGATAAACTCAGCGAGTGGCGAGACAAGCAGGTGTCATGTCTCAGCAAGTTGTGGGGTAAGGAATCAGCATGGAATCCTGATGCTTTCAATAGCATTAAGGTGATGGGGAAGAATGCTGGTGGTATTCCACAACTGCTGGGGCTTGACCCTGCAACACCTGCGCCAAGACAAATTGAGCGTGGGCTTGAGTACATCTACTATAGATACGGCACACCATGCCACGCATGGACACATTGGAAAAAGAATGGGAACTACTAATGGCTAAGCATGTAACAGAGATGAGACCTGACTACACTCACGCTATGGATGTACGCGGTAATCCAACTACCGTATGCCCATGTGGGTGTGAGATATGGAACTTAAAGACTATCTTCGATGATGACGGAGAGATTGCTATGTACTTTGTTGACATGGAGTGCGCCGAGTGTGGTACACTAGCTACCGCACCAACACCTGAAGGAACAGAGGAAGATTATGACTGAGTTTTTACACCAAGTAGTAAAGAAGCGAGAGAACCCTTGTACATTCCTGCCTGGTTGTACATGTGAATCATGTATTAGATTCATACATATGTGGGACGACATAGGTGACCCATGGAGTCCAGAACCTGCACGCAATCCTGACATAACAATCGAGGCAATCTAATGGCTACTTATGAATACAAATGTGAGATTGATTCAAGCACTATCACAGTTAACAGGGGTATGACAGAGAAAGAAATCATACCTTACTGTGATAGTTGTAATGAACCAATGGTAAGGGTGTACAGTGCACCACCTGTCAAGTTTAATGGCAGTGGATTCTATTCAACAGGAGGATAAGATGACACACGAAGTTAGACAATACAAATGATATCTTTTATTTTTGGTCTTCTGACTGGATTTCTTCTTGGAAGAGTCTTTGAACTATGGGTGGATTGGAAGTATAAGAAGTGACGGCTATCGAAAAGGAGTTGCAATGAAGGAGTTTATTACTACGGCACACTACCCACAATCAAAGTGTGTAGTGTGTGAAGAAGGCGGTTGCTCCGCCTGTGATTTACAGACTGATGAGTTACAGTTTGCTAGCATGAAAGAGATAGAAGAATTCTATAACATTCATGGTGAGGATATGCACAAAGACCCAGGCGAACTAGACTTAGAAGCTATGATAGAGGATATGATAAAGGATGATACAGATTTCGATGCAGAATACAAGCAAGATGACGAGTAAGAGTACCGAGGTATCTACCTTACGCGCCCTTCTTGTTGTATCATTTACTTTTCTTGGCTCTCTTGCTCTGCTTCTGTATCTAATTCTTGGTATGATGAGTCTTCTGATGTATCTGTTTCCGTGGGCTCCTTAAAGTCTGTATCATTAAATGGTTTGAAGCCACCCAGTTTGTTGACCAGTCGCTTGATAGCCCTGTTACCTCTCATGCGGGCTGCGTCATCACTACCTAGAGATAAGTAATTACTTATATCTTTGTAGTCCATAGACTCTGCATATCGGAAGAAGAGTATTTTTCTATCCTCTTTACTTAACTTCCAGTATGCGGAGTCTATCTCCATCATCATCACAGATAAGTTACCACCTTCTGATGGTGCACTTGGTCTACCAGGGCGACCTAAGTTTAGCTTATGAGTAACACCCCACTCACTCCGCAACACAGGAGGAAGTAGAGCCTCTACAATATCTGCTTCATAATAATAAACATCTGACACATCATAGCCAACACTCTTAGCCTTCCACCTTTGGCAATAATCCAAGGCATGGTTACGCAGGCTACGATAGATTAAGTTCTTCGCATCCTTGTTGCCTATCTTTTCCCACTCGTTAACCTTATGTGGGTGCTTAGCAAACCATTCGTATAAACTCTGCTTGATATCTTCTAGTTCCACCATGTCAAACTTACGGTGGTACTCAGATGCAACAGAGGTTATTACATATTCCCATGGTTCAATTTGTTGCCAGTTCATCTGCCATTGCCTTCTTGTATAGTCGTGTCGAGGACATTAAATCATCTACTGTAACTAAGAAACCTTTAGAAATATTTGGTGGTATATTACATTCGATTGGTCTTCCAAACTCTTTGACACCCCACCGTAGTGCATCTGTTGGTACGATTACTGTACTACCTTCGAGCACGAATGCCCAGTATGCTGCTTCAGTTACACCTAGCCCTGAAGGGGCCCAGCCTTCTATCTTTTTGAAATAACATTCAGTTTCTATGTATAGATTGCCAGTCTTAGCCCACTTACGGTCGCGCTTTACTTCTACTGTAAGTCCGCCAGTAAGTAACTCATCTACTAACTGCTCACCCTTGCGTCCGTATCCAAAGTCTAAGTCAAACGAAGATTTGTTAGTCATTGTCCCATTGCTTTCGTAAAACTAGCAACCCAATGATTGCATAGTTAGCCATGTCCTTGAAGGAATCTTCTAAGGATTCGTGCTCAGGGCTAGCGCCACTGTCTATCAAGTTATTGATACGTGCTAACTTATCGTGCATTCTTACACGCAAACCATTGATTGCACCACCAGGTGCTTGAGATATATTCTTAGGGCCATAGTCTTTATGCTTACTAAGTAACAACTCAGATAGTTCTTTAACTGTATTACTTAGATGTGTTTCTAAGTGGACCTCGCGCTTAAGATTGGTATCGTTAAGATTATCTTTAGCTGATTTCCGTCCCTGTTGTAAGACTCTATCTGTAACCCCAGTCCTGATACGTATTGGGTAATCTGCCATATCTCTTCACTCTCCATCTTTGAGTAGCTGTTTAAGTTCTTCATCAATTCCTACCATACTAGAGCCAACAATCATATCTTCAATAACATCTACTATAGAATCAGGTTGCATCTCTGCCATAAACAAAGTCATATATGTATCTTGTGTTATGGTTTCTATCTGACTAGGTTCATGAGCATAGCGATACATACAACGCAGTAGTGAACCAATCATAAGGCGATAGCCATTAGGTAGAATTAATGCTGGGTCAAATGATTCTTCTTCTTCTTCTAAGAGATGGTCAGTTGCATCGAAGACATTGTCAAACTCTTCACCACATGCAGGGCATGGATTAATTTCTTCATTCTTCATTAGTCATACCCATCTTCTCTTTAATAAAGTCTATGCCATACTTGGTGTATGCAGAATTAACATCTTCCCCGTCACCGAATCCAACAATAGTGACTGGCAACTCTCTAGATAAACTGTTTGCGAACTCTCTACCTGGTCCATCACCATCTGCAAATACAAAGATTCGTTCGAAGTCAGCGAGCAAACGTGTGTAGTGTTTCTTCCAACTGTTTGCACCTGGTACTCCAACACAAGGGATGCCAACGCAACGAGACATAGTAATTGTATCCAGTTCACCTTCGCATACTCCTATCCAGTCACCTGCTCGTTCAATATCTAACACATTGTACATCTTTGTGTCTGCTCCTACCATGCCCATGTACTTAGGTTCAACGGCAGGGTTAAGAGAGCGAAAGCGAAGGTCAACAATGCCACTCTTAGTAATGTAAGGTATACATAAGCGACCAGTGTATGCTTCGTGACCTACTTCAGGCTCCGCGACTACGCCTAATCGAGCCAGACGTGCTACCTCTAGAGGAATACCCCTGCTTCTTAGGTAATCCTCTGCCAGATAGATGCTTTCCTGGTACTTTTGAGACGCTATGCCCAAGAGTTCTTTCTGCAAACTTTGCTGCTTCACGTATGTCACACCCTTCTTGTTGTGCAATAATTTGTAAACTGTTTCCTTGTACACCACACGCAAAGCATACAAATAAATTCTTATCTAAGTTAGCTGTACCTGATTGATGCGAGTCACCATGAAAGGGACACCTAAGGTTAGTCTGCCCATGGTCACTGCGTAGGCTAGCACCGTAGTGTTCTAGCACCGCCTTGATACTGGGCAAGTCATTCACCGAAGACATCTCCTAATCTTAATACTAAGTATGCATCTGCTATCGATTTGCCACGTGCTTTGATAACAAGTGCTGCAATAATTTTTTCTCTCTCAAGTTCCCTGGCATCAGCGTAATGCTGTGCTTCGACTTGAGCTTCCTTGCTCCACCCACTGAGGTCGACCTTATTGCCTGCACCTGGGGCTTTACATTCGATGATGCCAATGGAACCAAGGAAGTCTGAACGGACAACAACGTCTCCCTCATCTCTTGCACCAGTTCGAGCAAGTCGTTCAGCGTCGTATCCATTTGCTCTAAACCAGTCTCTGATATCTGATTCAAAGGTAGCACCCCTAGCCTTGTGGCTCTTGCGTGTTGTCATCTGTAATCTCATACTCTTTAGGTAGTTCAAACTTATCAATGACTAAACGTAATCTATCTTCATACTCTTTGGTTAGTGCAGATACTGCATCCTGCCAACCAGTTACGTATGCTTCTTGCTTCATAATCTGTAGTGTCTTTTCCATTAGCATTGCTCTCCCTTTAAGTTTTAGTTATGTAGTGCCATTGCTTTTTCATAGTTCTGGTAGCGCAGTTCGCGCTCTACTTCTATTTGCTGATACTCAAGGTAACTTTCTTTGTTATTATAGATTAACCAGTTCCAACTTTGTCCAAACAAAGTAATGGTAAACCCGTAATCCGCATCATCCCATTCATACTTTCCAATGTAGAATAATTCTTTTAATATATCTTTGTAACTTTCCACTGGTCCGTTGTGGCCATCAAATTTAATCTTCATTTTATTCTCCTTAAACATTCTCGGGTATATCGTCAATGAACATATATTCTGGATTGAATGCTACCCATGTCATCAATCCTCCTCCTGCATCAGCTCTGCCGTATCTATTTTTAACAGGTGCAACACCCATAGAAGTACCAACAACGCCAAGGGTACATATAAGAGCAGGTAGCTGAGCAACCTTCCCCTGAATCGCCGAGCGCGGTTGGCATGGCGAGCCTGGTACTGCTTCCGACGTGTGGTGTAATACAACCACGGCTGCATTAGTTGCTCTCGCAAGGTACTTCAACTCCTTCATGATTGCTCGCATTGAAGCGAACTCTTCACCACCATCGGTGGCTACATCCATTAAGTTATCTACTACTATTAGAACTGGTGGGCAACCCCATAGTTCCTCGAATGCTTGCACTTCCTCATCAATATCTTGAAGAGTTGGTGCTGATTCGAATGACCAAACTATATGCGAACCTCTAGTAAGAGTTGCCTTAGTCCAGCCATGGTCGGTATGCATCAGCGATTCTACATCACTCTGAGACTTACCTGAAATCATCGAGGCTAATCTCATAGCCATCGTGTGTGCATTCGTATCTGCTGATATATAAAGTGTTGGCACTTTCATCTTCAGCGCTAAAGCCAGTGCTAGAGTGGACTTTCCGACCCCTGGCGCGGCTGCGAACATCGAAACCTCAGAGCGCCTAATGATAATCTTGTTACTTTCGAATGCCTTAAAGCAACTAGGGAGCGGCTCTCCACCAATACTGGAACGACCAACTGAGCGGACAAGTGTACGCATCCTTCTTCACTTCCTTCTTTGTAAAAAGAACGCAGCCACTTCTGTGGTACGTTTCTGTAGCTGCGTTCTTTCATTTACTTAATTAGAACGGTGCTGATGTTAGTGCTTTACGGACATCAACGTCGAAGTGCTTGAGTGTCTTACCACCACCGCT